TTCTGCTGCAACTTTGTATATTGGGAGAGCTCTTTGGTGATGTCCTCCAGAAGATATCCAGCGTCTTGCAATATCTGAATACGCCAACGATCGGAAGAAGTCAAGAGGTATTTGTCACCACGGCCCAAACGAATCATCATGCGGTCTATGATCTGTCTGATTATGTACTCGTGAATCTGGGAGGCGATCTGCTCGCTACCTTCTGCGATTTTGGAGAGATAATCAGGATTCAGCATTAACAGCAGCTCCTCGCAAGCCAAGTATGGCGTGTCATTTTCCATAGTTTACACATTTGCAAACCAGTACATTTGCTTAAAATTTTTACAAACTTATAGCGTATTGATACCGGATAATTGTAAACATCTCTTATGGTTTCAATGAACATTTTCACACTATCCACAGCATCGATAAATTTTTCAGCTAATATGCTCCATGCTTTCGATATCTTATCACCAATTTTATTTATGCACTCCAACACATTTTCGATGTGCTTTTTTGCATTATAAAGAGTTCTCTTGAACTCAATGATTGACATTCCTTTGGATTCAATCACTTCTCTATGCTTTTCTTCAAGACAAATAATCACACTATTCCTCCTTAAAAAATTCAGATTCTTCCTTCAGCTGTGCTTCTTCCACTAATTTTTTAGCTTCCTGCTCTGTCATTCCTTCAAATTTTACAAAATAAAGCCACGCCGGCATTTTATTCTGTATGGTGTAATTCCACCAGTTCGCTCGATCCTCCTCCCGATTATACAGGATATCGCCAAAATTAAAATTAGTCTGTTCTTTCAGTCCGGTTCCGTCCTCTGTCTCCCACATCTCCGCCGGTATGGTTGTGTAAAGGTCCGCCATGACGTTAAGCCCATACATCAAATTTTGCAGGCAATCCCGCAAAGCGTCACGGATATTTTTGATCGTCTGTATGGTCTCTTGGTCATCAGCCTCAACCTGTGTGGCCGTCATTATGCCAGTTTTCTCGTCCAACACAAAAAAGCCTTGAGAAAATCCGCACTTTGTGGATATCATAGCCAGTATGGAGTTAATGTCTTTGATTCTCTGTTCGGTCAGGAGAGTGGATACATGCTCATGGATACTGTTATCTGCATCAACGCCTACCCCCATCTCTACGCCTTTAACCCAACGTGGCAACTGTGTACGCCGCTGATCCGCGTATTTGATAGTGGATTGAGGAAGAAATGTCATGTGCTTGCTGTCCCAAACCTCTCCAGACTTCCGGCCCCACGCCACATCCAGATCCTTTAATTCTTTGATCGCGTTGTGCCAGATAGGGACTCCCAGAGGGCTTGAGCGATCTATCCGGTTTGGCGTCGGATTCTTGAAGTAAGCAAAGAGCGGATGGTCTATATTTTCCAATGCCACATCTGGCTCTATACCCGCCCACTCCCGCACTTCAGATAGCTTACAGATGTCTCCTGGACTGTTGTAAAGGGTATTGATCCCCCTTTTTTTATAACAGTAGTTGGTGATCCGATAAATGCGCCGTTCTTCTCCGTTCTCACCTGCCATATCTTCAAACCGGTGCCATTCCAATCGGGTATATGTCCAGTCCTTGCGCTGAACCTGACTCTGGAATACGCAGCCTAGGATATTTCCGTTGCTGTCTGTTTCCGTTGGAGCAAAGTTCCCTGGCTCTATGTAATCCACATTCTTACCGTTTGGCTTAAACATGAGGCCGCAGTTTCCAATAGCCTCTGACACCTTATCATTTATTACCTGGAGGATATAATCAGCCTGCTTTTGCAGATACTTCCCGCGTGGAGTGTCCGGCAACTCAATGCCAAGATCCAGCGTAACCAGCTTTGCGGTCACGTCGTCGATAAATCCGGCAAAGTTTATGCTTTCAATATCGTCTTCCACATCTTCCCAGGATGGGCGGCCGCTGGTGATGTCGTAGAACCTGCCGATATATGACTCCATTGTGTCAGATAGAAGGATATCGGCGCCAAACCGCTCCTTGATCTCTCTTTTAAACAATTTGTTCCACACCGCCTTTATCCATGTAATCAGTCCCATTTAATCACCATTAACAATATCTGTCTTTCATGTTATGTAATAAACAATATGTCCTGTCATTCCAACGCTTTACAGCGATTTCTTTTGTATCATACCATTCTCTCACGCAATCAGCGGTGAAGTTTCCTTGAATTACATGGTACTTTCCATCTCTTTTTGCAATCTTTGGTTTGCCGCCGTAAAGCGGATTTAGGGTAATATCTAACTTTTTCATCAATACATCCACCTCAACCGTCTCCGCAGGAACGTATAGCAGTAATACCGTATATCGTCCATTGCGTGGTCATTTTCCTTAATCACGGCGTCTTCTTCATTGTCCTCATCCCAACAGTACAGGCCAAACTCATTGATACTATTCTCGCAGCTTTCATGTATCTGAATCATTCCTTTATTCAGGAATGTGGTTACTACTCTGATTCCGTCTAAAACGTCATTGTCCGCAGCCTTTACCACATACTTGGCATATTTCTTTATGACTTCGATAAAGGAAGCGGCAGACGGGTCTACAATAATAAATTCTACCTGCCTGTCTCCTATCATTTCGTCCATCATTTTATAATAGGCTTCATCGTCAACCCGCTTCCCTTTCTCTCGGCTGTCATAGTATATCTCCTGCTCCCTTATGGACTTTCTCCCGTCAAACGCCCAGAGACCGCAGGAGAACGGGTTTGCCGTTCCGTAGTCCACAGATACGATGTACTCATGTGGCCTTTTCATGCGTTCCTTGGTGACGTGCTTCTCCTCATCAAACATGGAGTAGACAAGGCCCTCAGCAACACACCAAATCCCCTCTATGTATCGTTTAAAAAATACGCCCACATACATACCACGGTAGCGGGCTTTTATCTTCTCGGAAAGAGAAAGATTATCGTCCATCGTGAAATGGAGATAGAGGATATTTTTCAGCGTCTCCCCTTCGCTTGTTCTCCTTGCTGATTCTTCTTTTCCGAGAAACCCGGTGGACTTATCAATCCACTTGACTTTGAACCAATGCCGCGGGTTATCCGGGTTGCAGTTAAACCAGAACTTGGAACCGTCCACCGAACACCGCCCGGTTGCCTGATTTACGAAGGACTCTGGCATAAGGGCTACTTCATCAAAGAACATTCCTGCCAGAGTGATGCCCTGTATTAAGTCCTGGGAGCGTTCGTCTTTTCCGCCGAATATGTAAAAATAGTTTGTTACTCCGCCTTTGCTGACGATCAGAAGATTGTCTGATCTATGATCCTTAACATCAAACTTCCGACTCCGCAACATCAGTTTCAGCCAGAAAAGCACGTTCCGTCGGAAAGAGCCGATGGTCTTCCCGGCCATACCAAAGTTCTGCTGATTGAAGGTACTCATGGCCCACAGGACATAGGACAGGGACATGGAGAGCGTCTTTCCACTTCGGATTGCTCCGTCTGCTATGATACCATCCATATCCTTGACCAGACTTTCAGGGCACCACCATGTGAGGACCTTTTTCTGTTTGATGGAGAAGGGCTGGAAAACAAACCCCTGCTTCTTTGCCTTTTCCTTCATGACGGCGGCGCGCTTCATAATGCCTTTGCGGATATTCTCTATCCGCTGTTCAATGTTGTTCAGGCTCATTCCATACCTCTCGCGCAGAGGCGTTCAAAGCGTCAAGGAAGTTGTCTTCTGCATCTTCTTCTGACGCACTGTCCTTCATCTGACTTTCAATTTTTAGAAGTTCGATTTCCAGCTTCTTTTCCTTCAGCCCGCTTTCTGCCGGTTGGGTCACAAATTTGTCAATCACGATTCCCATAGCCGTGGCGATTTGCTGTATCGGCGTCTTTTTCAGCTTTTCTGGATCCAATAACGCCTCCAAATACCTGTTTATGATTACTTTTGCCTGCTCTTTTCTGGACTCCATATATTCCAACATTTCGGCGGTATTTTGCTCTTTTTTTTGTGCGCATTGCTGCGCAACCTGCGCATTTTCATTGCATATTTTTTTTACAGTGTTATCTGATATTCCAAATTTTCTTGCTGTTGCTCGGTAGCTCCCAGACTCCACATAATCAGCTATTATCATTTTTTTCTGTCCATCTGTAAGTCTAGCAGCCACTTTCACCACCTCTCAATTCCAAATATCAGGATGCACGTTTCTCCGTCCCAACTATATTTTATCATGGTCGGGGCGGAGAAGTGGTGACACATTTTAGTGATTTCCTATTTTCATTTTTCCTGCCATATCCCTAGAATTTTAAGCAAGCGATAAAATCCTGCCATCGCTTTTCTTTGATAAGCATAAAAGTCCGCTTTTGTTGTAGGTATGTATTCTTTTTTTGATAATGCGTCATATCCTTTTCCAGTTGTCAAACTGCCATATACATATTTTTCAATTCCAGGCGCAGATGATACTATCGCATGCCATAGCAATTCTTTATATTCCGGATCTTTGCAATATGCCTTAAGCCTCCCTATATCTTCCATAGGCACTCCATGATCTGTCATTTTTTTCTGCCGATTTCTCAATCTTATCACTCCTATGCAACCCTGCGCCGAATGTTTCGTAATGTCTCGGGCGTGGATTGTGCATAATATTGTGCTGTCGTTGCCGGATTTGCATGCCCCATAATTTCTTGTATGCTTCCAAGGTCCGCGCCGGCATTTCTTAATTGCATTCCTAACGTTTTCCTAAGCTTATGCGGGTATACGCGGCACTCAATCCCAGCTCTTTTTCCTATAGATTTCAAAAGGCTCCTGATCCCGCAGGTATGCATCTGACCATAGGGGGCGCGACTCTGTGGGAACATATATGGGCTTGCTGTTTTTCTTCCCTGCAAATATTCACGCAGGTAATATCTCGAATCTTCGTCAAGATACAATGTACGATAGCAATCGCTTTTCTCGCTCAAAATGACTATGTCCCCAGTGTTCCATTCTATTTGATCCACCTTGATTTCGATCAGTTCACCAACCCTTGCTCCGGTGCTGCGCAAAACCTCTATCAAAGCACGCTCTCTTACATTTTTACAGGCGTCTCGTAAACGGATGATTTCTTCTTTTTGAAAATAATCAATTGGCTTTCTTACCATTTTCATCGGATCAATGCTCTCCACTGGATTATCAGCGATCAGTCTGGATTTCCTTAGCCACGCGAAAAAAGCAGATAAGAACCGGCGTTCATTATTGTATGTAGAAGGCTGTATTTTCTTTTCCCCCTTGTTTTCATACCAGGAAAGATAATTGGATATATCAAATTCAGTCATGGATACAAGCGGCTTATGAATAAATGTGAGCAATTTTTTTATGGATAAAAGATAGGCGGCCTTTGTATTATCTTTTATTTTCTTTTTGATAGTAAAAAGCTGTATGACATAGCGATTCTTTAAATCTATATCATCTTCCTGGACAGCAGGGAGTGTCGGTATGAGCTGTATGCTGATCGGGAGCATTTCTTTGATTAAAACCTGCTCTAAAATCTGCAGAGAATCCTTTTCTATGTACATAGACATCTTTACGATTACATTGTTTAAAAAATCTCTTTTTACGGTCTCCATATTCTCTCCTTTCGCTATTGCTTAAGAATTCAGAATATGCTATACTGTTCTTAAGCAGTTAATGCGGCGACATCATTTTGACGAGTGGGTCGCCGCATATTATTTAAATATCAATTACTAAATGAAATGGATCAATTGTTTCGGCAGTCCATAAAAATTTACCGGCCGGTTCAACTTTATCTCCATCATCATCAATGATTTGGAATTCTGGGCGTTCCGCCATAAGCGTTCCTTTTTCAATGCAGCAGATACTCCCTGGAATAATTCTAAATCTACATGAGCGATCATTGATCCGTTTGACCATTACTGCGGCCCGTTTTTCTTCAATAGGATATATATTCTTTTCTATTTTCAATTTTCTCCTTTCTCTCTGTGAATTTCCCTACCAATAACGCGGACGCTCAACCTTAACCTCCGCTATATCTGCTGACGGGATAGCCGTCTCATTATCCCACTCATCTATTATTACGACAAAGCCTTCTTCGTATCGAATCCCCTTCGTATAACTTCCCCCTGCCCTCCCCTCATGCCTGAATTCTCTTGTTGACCCGTCTTTCATTTTTACATAAATGTTTCTTGCCACCTTTTCCTTCTCCTCTCTGTTTCATATTTCTGTGCAGAATCCGGCCCACTGCTCTGCCATTGCCTTTGCAATGCCGGGAAATGTCTTTGACCGGATCTTCGGATCCCTCTCTTTCCTTCCCGGG